TTTCTGGTTGCCCTGGGGCGGCTGGAAGAGGCGCATCTCGACGCCGCCGGTACCGATGGCCAGGGTGAGGGTGTCCAGTTGGTCCTCGATTTCCTGGTTGTATAACCAGACCAGGTTGCGTCCCATGCGGCATTTCCACATCTTGAGGATGTTTTCCGTGACAACGGTATCGGCCGCCTGGCCGGTTTCCTTGGTGATGGTCTGCAGGGCGGGGCTGCTGAGGATGCCCAGGGGTTTGCCGGCGCCATCGCCGCGGTATATTTTGTCGGCCAGGTTGAAGCCGATTTCATCAATGAAGCCGGCGCGGATGATGGCGCCGAGCTGCGCGGCATCCTGAAGGGATTCATCGGTGGCGTAGCAGAGCCCCATGACCTTCTGGAGTTTCATGTCCAGTTTGGCGAACTTGGGCTTGGCGGCGGTGGGGGTGCCGGCTTCGGCTTCCCAGTAGGTCTGGATGCCGCCCCAGCGGCTGCCGGTGGCACGGCTGGTTTCGTCAATGACGTTCATGGCGAAGCTGTTGCTGGGGCCGCTGATGCCGATTTTGCGGCAGCGGCTGAGAATCTCGCTGTTGTCATAGGTTTCTTTGAGCATCTCGGTGGTGAAGTCCTGCTGGACGAGGAAACCGCCCTCGGAGGGAGTGGCTTCGTTCAAGCCGGAAGCGGCGCGGACCTCGAAGAGGCGCTGGTCACGGCCGGCGTCCGTGAAGTAGTTTTTGACCGCCATCAATTGCTCTCCCAGGGAACGGAACAGCTTGGGTTTGTTGTCGCCGGGGACCTGGCGGTTTTCTTCCTGGTTCTTGAGCTCTTCCGCCGGGATGCGGTTGATTTTGATGTACCGGTCCATCCGGGCTTCGACGTTGTCCATTTCCCGGTCGATGGCGTCAAAGCGGGTTTTTTCTTCCGGGGTGAGTTCGCGCTTTTCGCCTTCCGCCTTGACCAGGAGCGCGGTGCCTTCTTCTTTGAGTTCCTTGATTTTACGGCGGAATTCCATTACCTGTTTCATGTGTCTTTCGTTCCTTTGCCTGCCGCAGGGGCAGGGCTGTTTTTATTTTTGCGGGGGTTTATTTTAACTGCCAGCGGCGTTTTACCAGGCGGGCAACACGTCCTTCTTCACGAAGAGCGCCCTGTCCGTCCGGCGGAGTTTCGGCAGTTTGCAGCGCGTTGAGATAGTCACGGACCTTGACCGTGGTCTGGGGGTAGGCGGGGAAGGTGACCGGAGAGACGTCAAAGAGCTTGACCTCTTTGAGGGTGCGAATGCTGTCTTTGCCTTTGTTATGCTGCCACTCGTCGATCACCACTATGAAGCCGAAGCTCATCTGGGAGATATCACCACGGCGGATGGATTCCTGAAGGTCGCGGGCCCAGGTGGTGTCCGGCGGGTCGATTTCGATATGTAGACCGGCGTCGTCTTCTTTGAGTTTGAGGGTTTTGGCTTTGTTGCGGCCGAGGACGTAATTGGCATCGTGGTTGAAGAGGGCGCGGATATCGTCCTTCCTGAGAGAAGCGGCGAAGGCGCCGGAAGCAATCTTTTCACGGAAGCCGAACATCGGCTCGGAGAGTTTATCGAACATGGCGGCGTAGCCGGTGATGACGGGTTTTTTATCCTCGTCCTGGGCAACACGGAGTTCGATAACATCGATATTGCGACGTTCGATTTCAACGGTATTGGTCTGGTTGTCCATGATTAGCCTTCCTTCGTCTCGCCGGGGAGGGGACGGGTTTCGTTCCAGCGGAGCGTCATTATTTCAAGGTTGGGGATGGGAATAACTGCGAGGTCCGCCCGGGCTTGCTGAACGTAACGCTGGGCGTATTCCCCAGCCCGGTCGTGGAGCAGGGGCTGGGACTCACGGACGATGTAGGCGGCAAAGTCGCGGTAGTATTCGTCGAGCCAGTCGGTGAAGCCTTCCGGGTTTTTCCGGTACTGGCGGAGGAGGTTCTGGCGGTCGCGGTCGGCGATGCGGCGGACCGTGTCCTTGATGGCCCCGGCGGCGTCAGGCTTGGTGTCTTTGCCTGCCATTTCCATGGGGAGCATATTCTGCTGGATATAGTATTTGTCCCCACCTTCGTCCGGGATGGGGTTCATGTTTTCCTTTTCGCGGATATCGTTGGGGCTGAGAGCACCCAGGTAGAAGAGCTCGCGGTAGAAGGCGGCGCGGCCGGCGGAGTCGGCGCGGAGGAGGGCATCGACAAGGAATTCGAAAAAGAAGATGGGGCGTTCGGATGGGAGTAATAGTTTGCGGTTGCAGGCTTGCTCCCAGCGGATGAACCAGGGAGACATGGTGTATTTGACAAATTCAATCGCCTGGTGTTCGATGTTGGAGAAGGTGGCGCGGTCGAGGTCAGCGAGCATGTGGGGCGGGATGTGGAGCAGCCGGGCGATTTCGTTGAGCTGGAACTTGCGGCTTTCGAGGAACTGGGCGTTATCGTTAGGGATGCCGACCTGTTTATAGTCCATGCCTTCTTCGAGGATGGCGATGCGGTGCTGGTTGCTTAAACCCTGGTGCATTTCCTGCCAGCTCTTGCGGAGATTGTCCAGGGATTGAGTGCTGAGTTTATTGGGGTGCTTGAGGACGCCGCCGGGATTGGCACCGTTGCCGAAGAAGCGGGCGCCGTATTCTTCCATCGCCAGCGCCATACCGATGGCTTCACGGGCAAGCCAGACGGGGTCGTAGCCGATAAGCCCATCGAACCCGAAGCCGGGGATATGGAGGACGCGCCAGGATGGGAGCTTGGCTTCGGTGCCGTCCGGGAGGCGGTAAACGTACAGGATCTGTTTGGTAACGGGGTCCCGGCCGACTTTCATGCAGTCGGCCCGGAGTGGCCAGAGAGCCACGGGCATGCCCCATTCGGTGTCCCACTGTATTTCACAGAAGCAGTTGCCCCAGGTGACCGCCTGTCCCTGGAGGCTTTCTTTGAAGGAAATGGCGGACATTTCCGGGTTGGGTTCGTCGTGGAGGAGCTGGTAGAGCTTGCGGTCCGTGGCGCGTTCTTTGCCGCGGGGCTGGATGCGGCGGTATTCGATGAGAGGAACCTGCCCGATTGTTTCCGCAATAAGGCGGACCCCGGCGAAGTAGGGGACGCAGTTGAGGGCGGTGTTATTGGTGACATTGACACCGGTGGCGGAGGCGCGGCCGGCGATAAGCAGTTCCATGGCTTTGTCCATGTCCGTCAGTGTGTACCGCTTTTCGAAGAGTTTCCCGATGATGGGAATTTTCATAGTTCTATAAGTCCTCTGTCTTCATAGACTGACTTGCCGTCGTCGGCGTTGCGGAGCGCCCGGTCGAGCGCCATTATCATGGCCACGGCGCCGTCTATCTTCTGAGTGGCTTTGGCTTTGTCCGGCTTGATATTGCCGGCCGGGTCCTGGGTGACTACCAGATTGTCTACATTCCAGCGGAGGACGGGGTGGGCGTTGTGGATGATTTTCTTCTGGAGGACCAGGGTCATGAGTTCCTTGGTGGGGCTGCTCATGCTGGCGTATCCCTGACCGAAGGCTACCAGGTGGCGGCCGGGGACTTTGGGGTCTATTTCAAAACCGATGTTCTGCAGGTCCGCCATGATTTTCTGGCTGCCCCAGCGGTCGAAGGCGATTTCCCGGATATCGTAAAGCGCGAGTTTTTGCTCAATGGAATGAACAATGAAGTCGTAATCAATGACGTTGCCGGGGGTGACGTGGACCAGCCCCTGTTTTACCCAGAGCGAGTACGGCACCCGGTCCTTGCGTTCTTTCTCGCGCATGGTGTCTTCCGGTATCCAGAAGTCCACCAGTACCGCGAAGAGTTTGTCGGTGAGCGGGAAGACCAGCGACAGGGCAGTGAGGTCGGTAGTGGCGGAGAGATCGAGCCCGGCATAACAGGGACGACCGCGGAGTTCTTCGAGTTCTATCTTTTCGTTGGAAGCGTCCCAGATATCAATAGGCATCCAGCGCTCGGCGGAGTTGACCCACTGATTTAGATAGAGCCGCCGGAAGGTCATTTCGAATGCCGGCATCTCTTTGGCCTGTTTGCACATCATCCGCATCTCGTCCAGGTTGCGGAACACCCCCAGCGCGGGATTGCAGGCTTTCCAGACGTCCTCGTCGGTCCAGTCGGCATCGTCCGGGGCGGCGTAAATAACCGGCAGGAACGTTGGGTCCTTGATAATACCATCGCGGACTTTGCAGGCGTAATCGTGGATTTCCCAGGCAATGGAGTTACGGTCGTAGCCGGCGGTCGTCATCACTACCGTGAGCGGCTGCCGGCGGGCGCCGGTGGAGGTCCTGAGAACGTCCCAGAGGTCGCGGTTTGGCTGGGTATGGAGCTCATCAAATAATATGCCGTGAGCGTTGATGCCGTGTTTGGAATTATGAGTTATGAGTCCATCTGTAACATGCGTTCCGCCTTCGACTTCTAACGAAATCGCCGTTTCATCCGACATCACGTCAATTCTGCTGATGCGATCGGATTGATGACCGTGGAAATCATGCAAGCCAAGCCTGCCAGATTTGGTCGCCAGCCTTGCACGCTTCTCTGGATGAGACACGTAAGGCCCCAGCCGTTCTGCCAGCAATGATAATTGTTCACGGCCCGACACTGACAGTACATTATCGCGGACATCGGCATTAATGCCTATTCTGGCCAGCAGACGCTGCCCGGATATCAGCAATGCCAAACTCTCACTTGCCCAGGTGACGGTGTCAGTTGACGATGGGACACTGCCATCCGTATCCAGCCAGCCAGCTAGGAATGCGGCCCATGCGGCCCTTCCCGAAGTCCATATCACGCAAGGAATATCTTTTGTATGAGAGCGAGCATCTTTTCCGAAGTGATGCCATATATACTCTCGACCGGGGCTGCGAGTCCTTTTACCATTCCCCATCAGAGCATGGTCGCCCGGCGACTGGATAGTCGTTTTGCCATTTTGTTTTTGGCGGGTTGAATACTCTGACCTGAGTTGGATTCCTTTTTTGGCAAAGAAGGCACGCAGACGTTCGACAATCTCTGGGGTGATGTTCGTAAACCGACAGCGCCCACATTCGCCATCGCCGGTCCAGACCCCGAGAGCCCACGCCTCTTCGGTATTGTTCCGTGTCCCATACCCTTTCCAGCCCAGAGACACGGCAACTCTTTCACCTATCGTGAGGGCCTCAGCAGTTTTCCATCTGTATTCGTGGGTCAAGTCAAATGGCCTGCGTCCACCCACCATAGTCTTGAAGCGATGCTTCCCAGTGACTAGAATAACGCGACCTCGATGAGTCTCGATTCTGTAGATAGGTGATGAGGTTTGCTTTTCGATTGACAGAATACGGCCGAATGCCAAATTATCGCCTAGAACCATATCGCCCACGGTTATTTCTGATGCCCGTTTCCTGCGACCGCCCAACAAATCGAGATACGTATCGGGATGCACGCAGTACGCTTCGGCAGAGAGTACCTGGTAAAAGCTGTTGGTGGCGTGATAGACAATGCGCTTCTGGCTGCCGACAATGGTGAGCCGTTCCATTAGCGCCGGGGACTGCCGGACCATCGGCTCGATGGCGTTGTAAACCAGCGAAGCCTGGGCACGGTCGCCGGCGGCGGAGTATATCTGGGCTCCGGGTTCGCCATCGGCTACAAGGAGGAATGTTCCGATTCCTCCCCCCAATTCGGTCTTTCCGTTCTTACGCGGAATCTCCTGGTAATAAGATCGATACTGCCGGGTCCCATCGGCATTGAGAGTCCCAAAGAGTTTCTCAAGAGGTCTTTTCTGCCAGTCTAGTAACCGGAAGGGCTTGCCCGCCCATTCGCCCGTAGAATGCTTGAAGTTCTCTATTATCTTGATCGCCCGCTCGGCGATTTCTTTATGGAATCCCTTGCGGGTTTTTTTAATAATGGCTGCCGGCATCAGTTGGTCCCGGTGCCGAGGAGAGCATCAAGAGAATCTCGCTTCTTGGGTTCGCCCGGGGTTCCCAACCGGACACGGCTGGCAGGCGTTAGACCATATTCTGAACAAAAGACTTTTACTAAAGCCCAATATTTTTGTGCCATCGCAACCTCCGGCCGCTGCTGTTCATACCCGGACTGGGTTTTCATCGTCATACCTTTGTGCTCGAGGCGTTTCTCGCACTTGATAGCCCGGGCCCAGTTCTGGCAATAACCGGCTAGCGCCGCTCCATCTATTTTGGACAATAGACCTAGACGTTCTAATTCTGGGACAACCCGGTCCCATTCAGCGCGGGCTTCGGGTAACAGCCACTTGGGTTTCTCCGGGATGCCTTTTTTCGGCATCGGCTCAATTTTTAGCTTGCGTTTCCCCGGATTTCCTTCGCGCACGCGGATTATGGTAGGTTTTGGGGTCCTTCCCATCCCTTATACCCCCCTGGTGAATTTTGCGAAATCTCGCGCGAAGT